TCGCGCGACAGCACCAATCCGGGGTTGCCATCGCGCGGCGGCAGGTAGGCCAGCTGAGCGTCCTCGGGCATGTTGCCCTTGAGGTCTGACTCGGCGTTCTTGGAAGCCTGAACGGCCAGCCGATGTTCAAGTATCACGGTAGCAAGGGACACGAAGCTGTTGTTCAGCGACATGTCGAGGATCTTCTGGCGGGCCACGGTCGGCGACGCCACGGGATCCTGCTGCGACGGCGCTTCGTCCTGCTCGACATACCACCAGAAGGCGTGGATGGTCTCTTCCAGCTGGACGATGCGGGCCTCGTCTCTTGCGATCACGGCGAAGCTGTAGCCGTCCTGTCTCGGCTGGATCAGGGACAGCACCGCCTGGCCGCAGCCGGTCACCAACAACTGATGCTGGATCTGCCAAAAGTTATACTCGATGACATCGGCCAGCGAGGCGAACCCGGCGTTGAACTTGGCCTCCATCGGGGTGTCCCAGCGCTCGAGCTTAGGGTCAGAGAAGGTGCCGTAGTCCAGGTTGGCGCAGATGTGCGGGTGCGCCATCATGCGCTGGGTCTCGGGCACGGGCAGCACCTCGACCCCGGTCTTCCAGCTGTAGAACTGCCGGTGCAGCGGCTCGGTCGCGATGCCGATCTGAACCAGCACGTTCTGGCTGAGATCGTCGTCGCCCCGCCGGCCGGTCTTCTGCTGCCAGAGCTCGAGCCACTGGCCCGACATCAGCTTCCGGGCGTCCGAACTCCCGACATAGGCGACCCGCTCCGCTCTCTGCTGCTCAGTAATCGGCACGGTCTGTCCTCCTTCTGGTCTTGGGTGCGGGCAAAAAAAAGGCCATGGACAAAGCCATGGCAGTCAAGGAGCGAAACGATAGGGGGCTCTCCACCACGGGATTGCCCCTAGTCTATCTGCTGAAGCGCAGACCAGCAAGCAGATGTTAGTCTGTCGGCAGCAAACTGACTGTTTTTATTTCAATCAATTGAGTCGTCTCTTTTCCATTTACTTTATCTTTCGGGGGATCCATTGGTCGCATCGGCCGCGACATCTGCACCACCACACCGTAGACCGGGGTCTCGGCGAACCGCACCGGCTCGCAGTTGCTGTCGGTGCTGACCGGCTTGAGCCAGTCGCCGGCATAGCGCAGCGGTTGGACCTCGCCACTACTCGATAGGGTAATGACAGTATCGCCGACCCTTGGGGGTACTATCTCCGGCGGTTCGCAAATCAGATGATCGCCCGGCAACAAGCCTGCCGCATTCATTGCTCGGGTCTCACACTCGACTGCGAAGGCTCGACTGCTGGTATCATACGACACGACTGTTGTTCTCCGCTCGGTGAGCTGTTCGATCTCCTGTCTGATCGTCAGCCCATCCAAGTCCACAGAGCAAGAAGCCATTAGTGTTAGCAACTTGCCATCAAGTAACGGCAATTTTTTGCCAAGTTCTATCTTCTTTGTTTCTAGTAGGTTCGGATTAGACTCCGCTGCGTGAGCCAAAGCAATCAGCGTCGATGCTGACGGCAGGTGCGCTGTTGTTGGGTTCTTCAGGAAGCGTGTCAGCGAGGTGTCCGATAGCTCGGCGGCCAGCGTCCAGTTATACGCGCGCCAGCCCTTCTCCTTGAGTGTTTGATTGATCCAGTTGAGCAAAATAGTTCGCGCCTCTCTGTCGTGTGGCCTTGCCATCACCCGTCTCCCGCCCGGCATTTGAAGTCCTATGCCAACAGTGGGATGAGTGCGGCGCACTCGGCAAATTAAATATTTAGGGCTTGTGGTCATAGTCTGCCGCCGCGCAGAGTACCCCCCTCAGAGCAGTGGATCCCGATGTTCGACCAATCGAGAGTGCCGAGCGAAGCCGACCGCTGGACCGCCATCGTCGCCAGCCTGACCAGGCGGAGGATTACCCTCGGCCTGAGCCAGCTGGAACTGGATGATCGGGTTGGTCTGGCGGCCGGCCAGGTCGGCAAGTTCGAGTGCCTGAAGTACCGCCCGACCGGCTTCGTGCTGGCGTGCTGGGCCGAGGCGCTGGGGCTGCTGCTCACCGTCGTCGAGCCAGAGGGCTTCCATGTTCCCGACACCCGGCCTACCGCCTCAGCGTATCCGCCCGACCAAGTACGGCAACGAGCCGGTCATGCACGAGGGCGTGCAGTTCCACAGCAAGGGGGAGTTGAGGCGCTGGCTCGAGCTGAGGCTGCTTGAGCGGGCCGGGCTGATCACGCTCCTGCGCCGGCAGGTTCCGTTCCCGCTGGTGATTGACGGCAAGCCGATCCGGATCCGCAGCGCCGGGTATCCTCGGGGGCGGGCCTGCCGCTACACCGCCGACTTCGCCTACATCGAGAACGGCATCCGGAAGGTCGAGGAGTTCAAGGGGATGGATGACACGGCCAGCAGGCTGAGACGGGCGGTGGTGGAGGCGATCTATGGGATCGAGATCGAAGTGGTCCGCTAACCATGCGGGACATTGCCACTCCCCCGAGCCTGTGCCCTAATACGGCGACAGGCCGGAGCTGTGAACTCCGACCTGTCTATTCCAGCCGCCACCGTTGCAAGGAAATCGGCTGAAGGAACCGTGCGTCCAAGATATGTGCGTCTTGGATTTCGCGCAAGTCCCCTCAGTCCCTCACTCCCAACAACGTGTCGGCTCCGAACCAACGGAGACCGAGCATGGAGCTTACCCTCAGTCGATTGATCGCCGTCTCCCATGCCTGCCATGGCATGGAGGAGCACGCCGTACTCATGGCGCTTGCGAAGACGAGCGGCGGCAAGATGCAGTTTCTCGGCGACTTCGAGGAGATCGCGCGGGATCTCGAGCAGACGCCCGAGTGGGTGATGGAAGTTTGCAACCGCATGGCTGGCCGGTTCTTCTTCACCCCGCTCAAGATCGAGCCCTATCAGAACCGTGAGACCGATGAATGTAACCTCGACCTCTACGGATTCACCCTCCTGCTGCCTCGCGGCATGGAGGACGCATGACCCGTTGCCTCGATCTCACGGATCCGTCACTCGACGGTCTGGATGTGGCAGACCTCGGGCTACTCGTGATCCTTCATGGCTATGTGGATGCCGGCGGCACCTGCTGGCCGAGCCAGGCGACTCTGGCAACCAGGACCAGGCGCACCCGCCAGTGGGTCAACGCGGCATTGCTGCGGCTTCAGAAGCTGGGCCGGATCAAGATCACCCACCGCCGGAGCAGCAGGGGCGGGGTCATGCCCAACGTCTACAGCCTGCCGAGCTGTGTCAATAAAACTGACTCAGTGGAGGAGCTGTGTCAACAAAACGGACTCAACCGTGTCAATGAGGACGACACAAACTCTAGACAAGAATCAACCACTCCCACACCCGCGCGCGAGGAAGACGTTCCGCGCAAAGATGTTCAGGCTAGGGTAGTGGTGCCGTTCGGCAAGCAGCCAGTCCCCACCGACTGGGTGCCGAGTGCCGCCGCCCTGCAGTGGGGGCTGGAAACCTATCCCAACTGCGACATCGACCAGTTCACGCAGAGCTTTGTCCTGCAGTGCCAAGCGAAGGGCTACTGCTGGGCTGACCCAGAGGCAGCCTGGAAGAAGTGGCTGCGGGACGATCACAAGAAATTCCTCAAGGAGAGCAGCCATGCCGGACAGCCTTCCTCCGGACGTTATTACCCGTCGAATGCAGAACAACGGCGTGAGCGGATGCTCGAGGAGAATCGACAGACGGGCGATTTACTCAAAGCTCGAATGCGTGCGCGACGTGGCGTGGTATGACCTGCCGGTCAGCGATATCGAACCGGACTTGCCGCTTCTCATTGCCGAGGCGAGAGAGGACCTGCGCCCGGCCGACAACTCGGATGCCATCGTTGAGGGGATGATCTCGCTGGCCGAACTCAAGGGCGTGAACATGCCCAAGGGTCCGGCCTTCGAGATCTCGCTCGAGATCATGGCGGGGTGGCCTCCCGATCTATTCGTCATGGCGTACAAACAAATCATCGAGCACCACGCCTACCCTCGCCTGCCCTGTGTCGCCGAGTTCCGCGCCTTCATTCAGGAGGAGCTTGATCAACGACACGCAGTGGTGGACGGTCTCGAGAAGTGGCATCGGAACGTCCAGATGCGGGACCGGAACGCGGCGGTGAAGCGTGAGGCTGAGTGGATGGAGCGGGGCCGGGTCCGACCAACCCAGGCAGAGCTCGATGCTGTTGCCGCCATAAAGCAGCAGGTCCATCGTCACCTGACGACCCCGCCATCAGCGCCCGCAGCCGCTGGTCCACCGCCACCAGCCGATCCCAGATGCGATCATGCATCGCCGGATCAACCTCCGCCGCCAGCTCAATCAGGAACGCCGTGAGCTCGAGGTAGATCAGTTCATGGGGGGTCACCAGTGATCCTCCTCCCACTGCTGGTTGGCATTGTTCTCCTCCTCGTCGTCGAGCCGGGCCACCTCGGTCTCGGCGACGGAGATGGCGAAGTGGATCAGCCGCTGGATCAGGTCAAAGTTTCGGTGGTCGGGCCGGGCCTCCCACTTCTCCAACTCGGCCAGGGCATCCCGGACGCCCGAGTAGCCGGTCAGTTTTTGCAGTCCCTCGAGGACCGCGTCGCTCACGTCGCTCGCTGTCAGGGTCAAAACGGTTCCTCCTCCTCGACTATGGGCAGGCCGGCGGCCCGCCGTGCGGCAATCACCTCGTCCCACATCCTCAGCCGGGCGGCCAACTCGGGATCGGGCGGTGCCGCTGGTGGATGGTTTACCTGACGGTCCAGCCGGGCCAGCCGGGCCTCGATCCAGCGCTGTTCGGCGTCGAGTTCCGCCCGTCTGGACTCCCGCTCCTCGGGGGCCATGTCGCCGATCTCGTCGTGGCGCAGGCACAGCCGGTCATACTCGGTCATCTCGTCGTCGGTCAGTGAGAACTCAGTCATGCAGATCTCCCTGGCAAAAGAAAACCCCCTCGCTGGTGAGCAAGGGGGTTCCGTGTGATAGAATTTGCGGGCCGGGGAAGTGTGTCACCACCTCCCCGGCCCTTGCCACAACCACGCTGAGAAGGAGCGGGGCCATGACTGACTTGTATTTTAACCGGCAGGCTGCCGAACTGAAACACCGGGGCGCTTGGGCTGAGATGGTTGCGTGCTGCTGGCTGCTTCAGCAGGGCTATGAGGTGTTCCGCAATGTCTCGGCCTTTGGCGGCGTCGATCTCGTGGCGATCAAGGCCGGGGATGTTTCCATGTTCGACGTTAAGGGGGTGTCCTCGACATTCGTGGGGGTGCCTGCGTTGACCGAGCATCAGCTTGCCCTCGGTGTAACCGTGCTGGCTGTCTACGATGATGGGCGGGTCGTGCTCTGCGACAGACAGGCAAGCGTTCGGATGGTGAAGAAGAAGCTGCCCATCCGGTGTTGCGCGCTTTGTCAACGGGAGTTCTTCCCCTGGAGGGAAACCAACATCTACTGCACCCCTTCCTGTTCCGACACCGTGAAGCGTCGCCGCAGGAAGGCCCGTCAGAAGGCCGTAGAGGCCAACGAAATTTCTGATGGGTGTTTTCCTGCGGAAACTGCTTCGCTCAACACAGCCCCCTTCTGACGGGCATCCAGCCCTATCAGGCAGCGTTGCTTACAGCCACCTCCTGGGCCTTCCTACGGGTTCGCTCCTCGTCGTAGGCGTTCCACTGCCGGTCATGCGTCCCTCTCGGCAGGACCTGCGTCCCCTCGTCATGCTGGCCGATGGTCACGGTGCCCGGCTCGTAGTGCTGCCCGACATAGCCGGTCAGGTCGTAGGTCGAGTGCCGGATCAGCAGCTGCTTCTGCGACAGCAGCGTCAGCAGCTGCATGTCGTCGGCGTTGGTCGGGTCGATCACCACCACGCCGGTCACGTCGATCGTCAGCTTCAAGCCCATGATTTCTTCTCCTGATTTTCAAACTTCATGACTTCCCTCTTTTCCATCGAGGGTTGATCCGCCGCCACGCACTCGGGGGTCGGTGCCTCGTCGGCAGGGGGTAGCGATCCGCGCTCCAGCAGAAACTCATACGCCTGCCGGGCCATGCGTGTCGCCGTGAACAGGGCGCGTGTGTCCTTGCGCAGGGCCTGCAACCAGCTGGCTATGTACTCGGGGTGCTGGAGCCGGCCGGTCACCCCGAAGTACGCGCACAGGATGGCCGATCCGAACTCGGCAACCAGCTCCTCCCGGGCATACGAAGCCTTGTCATTGACACCGAGATCCGGCCTTGCCAGTCTGCCCGGATGTCCGCTCCAATGAACGATCTCGTGCAGCAGGGTGCTGTCGTAATGCTCCGGTCCCTCTACTCCGGAGGCCTCGATGAAGCACGACAGGTATGGCATTGCGACCTGATCCGTGGCCGGCCGGTAGAAGGCGCGGTCGCCGCCATGATGGAGGTTGACCCCTGCCTTGATGACAAAGTCACGGATCGTTTGCCGCGTACTTTCGCCGTACGGCTGGGTCCGCCGGTCCTCCTCGTACAGCCGCGCTGGGAGCCCGATGATCTGGTCAACGTTGAAGAGGAAAAAGCTTTTGGCATAGGGCACCTCGTCGGTGGTGCGGGTATGTCCGTCTTTGTCTATCCAGGCCGGTACCTGCTTGTGATACGTACCATAGCGGACACACAGGCAGTCCTTCGAACCCTTCGGCCGGGCCAGGGTCTCGTCATCCAGTCTGCCTCCCAGCAGGCGCATCTGCTTGAACGTGAGCCAGCGGTGGGACTGGTAGCCATGCTCCATTGCCTCGATCCAGAGCAGTAGCGTGTTGGTTCCCTGATAGGCCTTGCCGGTGAACCCGTTGACCGGCAGCTTGCCTTGTCCTGCCCTCGACCACGGGCAGCGCCAGTCGCCGGGCTGCACGCTCTCCAACTGGGCTATGATGCGGGAGGTAACCCGCTGCGCCAGGTCCCACTTACCGGGTAGACCTGTCGGTTCATTGAATTCCTGTAGTGCTGCGGTCATGCTGTTCTCCATCGGTGGTCCACTCCATTGCTCTGCCGAGTGATCGGCCAAGACCGGTGGTCTTGGTCCGAGGGGTGGTTCGTCGATCTCCTGCACGAGGGGCGGGTCTCGTGGTCGTGGCCCGCCCGACGTGGCCTCAGAATAGAAGGATGAGGATGCCGCCGAGGTGCATCATGATGGCGCCGGCCGCACGCAGTATCCGTGCCGCCCACTCGATCTCTTCGGCGCTCGGAACGTAGAAATCCCAGGCCATGGCTTGCCCTCCCTCACGCTGAAATCTTTTCCTGACTCTGGATGGCGGCCAGGATCTGGTCGGCCAGCGCCGTCAGCTGTGCCGCCCGCGCGTAGTCGTCGGCGCTGAAGTCGTAGTAGCCAGTGATCTCTTCCTGCTGTGCGGCGTGCACGAAGAACTGCGCCTGATCCCGGCAGGTCCGGACCAGCGCATAAAGCTGGTCCGGGGTGAGATCGATCGTCACGCCACCTCGCTGACGGCGCCAACCCCATCGGGGATCTCATCACTGTCGGGGATCTCGTCGTCGTTCGCCGCCGCAGTTGTTGGCTCGACGATCGGGCGCAGGTGCAGCTTCAGGTTGGCAATGGGGTCGGCGATGTAGATGTCATAGCCTTGGCGATCGCCGCTGACATGGGCCACGCCAACGTGCCGGGTGTGCTGGCCGCCGTCCGACCTGACTCTCCCCGTCGAGTACAAGATCTTGAATGGGGCCACGCCTTGCGGCTTGCCGTCCCGGTCCACGTTGGGGACCAGGAAGAACTGCCGCTGCCCGAACAGTGAGTCCATCTGGCAGTTGAACCCGCTGCCTGCCCGGTTCGGCCATGCCGCCCCGCATTCGATCATCCGCTTCCCGGTGTGGTGCCACAGTCTGAACGCCGGCATGTTCGTGATCATCGTCGATCTCCTATCGGCCAAGCTTGCTTGGTCCGAGGGTTGATGTTTCATTTTCGAATACACAAAACCCCTGTTTTTCCACCTGAACAGGAGCGTGTGCGTGCTACGGTCTGCGTCCATGCAGAATTCAGGAGCAGGGCGATGAGCATTGAGAGGGGTGGGATTCCCACCGGGGCGGCGGCCATCACGCCGCATGACACCAACGAAAATCGTTTCGCCGGCATCTATGTCGGGACCACGGGCAACGTGAAGGTGACAACCATCGACGGCGATGCGGTCACCTTCACCTCGGTGCCTGCTGGCAAGGATCTTGCCATCCGCTGCAAGCTGGTCTGGTCAACCGGCACCACGGCCAGCAACCTAGTGGGGTATCGGTAGTGCTGAGTCTTGGGCTCAGCCTCGAGCCCGGCGTCGGACTGGCAGCCGCTGCCTCGCCCTACCCGTCCGGCAGTTCGCTCTACCTGGACTTCACCACCTCGACCTACGCTGCCAGCACCGCAGCCGCAGCGGCACCAGTCGCCCGCACGCTGGCGCAGCTGGTCAGCGGAGCGACCGGGACGGCGGTGCCCTCGGCGTCGGGCATGCTGGTTGACGCAAGCGTCGATGTCACCGTGCCGCTCAGCCCGGCGGTCCTGTCGGGCACGTGGTTCAGCAACAGCACCGGCAGCTTCTACGTCCACGCCAGCATCGCCTACGTCAACACCTCCTTCCCGCGCATCCTCGAGATGAGCGACGGGTCCGATGCCAACCGGCTGATCCTCCGCCTCAACGAAGCGGTCAATGTCTGCGCCGCCATGAGCATTGCCAGCGCCGACACTGAGCTGCTGTTCACCTATGCCACCACCGTCAAGATCGCCTGCTCGTTCGCCGCCGGGGCCTTCATCGCCGCCGTTAATGGCAGTGCCGCACAGACCAGCGTGCTCACCCTGCCCACGATGACGGGGTTGCAGCTTGGAAATAGAAATACAACCAAGAACAGGCAGCTGGACGGGCTGATCAAGCAGGTGATCTTCTGGCCCACCGCCAAGACCGGCGCTCAACTCACCACCCTGACAGCCTAGGAGTTTCCCCATGGCGAACAAGTTCATTGCCCTGCCTGCCTTCACCTCAGCCGATAGTGCGGACGGTGACACGGTCGTTGGCCTCGATCTCTCGGCCAAGCGCGAGGTCTCGTGGACGCTGGTCGAACTGGCGAAGGCGGTATCAAGCCGGCTGGTCAACGCCATCAGCACCGGCACGCTCGCTGTGTCCGGGGCCACGACGCTGAGCAGCACGCTGGCAGCGGGAGCCACGACGATCACGGGAACCACGGCGATCACCGGCCTGCTCGATGTCACCAACGACAAGCTGCGGCTGCGCACAGCCAAGACACCGGCGACGGCGGCTGCGGCTGGCAACGCCGGGGATATCTGCTGGGACTCCGGGTTCCTGTATGTGTGCGTTAGTTCAGGGGAGTGGAAGCGGGTCGCCATCGCAACGTGGTGAGCCTTTCAAATCTTTTCGTGGCTGGCCGTGATGAGCAGCCGCAGCGCAGCGCAACGCTCTCCCATTGGGGGGGTGCGGGTTAGCAACTGTTCTGCTATCCTGCAGACACACGCCCCATGGTGGGGAGTGTTCTTGCTAACGCAGTGTCTATGGCTACGCAGCACTATGGGTACGATGGCTAAGACTGATGGGTGAGCAGGGTTCTTCTCCCTTTCCCTGCTCACCCGTTCCTTGTCAGGCTCGGGACTAAGCTGCGCTTAGCCCGGACTTCGTCCGTGCCTCCTTCGCAGCCCGCCTCCAGCTGGCCTTCTGCTTCCCAACCGGCGGCTTCCATTCCGACGCCAGGCTGCTGAACATCCCGACGTCCCCGGCATCGGTCACCTGCACCGTTGCCACGATCCGGCGGTAGGCCTCGGTCGCCGCCTCCAACTTCCACTCCCAGTACGCATGCTGCTTGTCGAGCTTGCGGTACCGCTCGCGCAGCCGCTCCAACTCATCGTCGTGCGGGCTGCCCTCGAAGCGGGGCTCGCGGGCCAGCGCCTTGCCTTCGGCAGCCAGCTTGCCCAGCTGGTCGGCGGTGGTGTTCAGGTTACTGTGTGCATTCAAGCACACGCCGTAGACTGCCTGGATCTGGCACCAGGCGAGCGCTCCGTCCCAGTCGGCGAAGCTGGCGTCGGTCAGGATGTTCTTCACCTGCGCCTCGAACCTGTCGGCTGCCTCCTCGAAGGTCAGCCCGGTGTGCCTCATCAGCGGCTTGATCTGGCGGTGGTGCTTGAGCGTCAGCTCGGCGGCCTCCCGTGCCTGCCTCAGCTTGAGCGACAGCGTGCCCCGGTGGTAGTCGGAGAGGCCGTGGAGGTTGGTCAGCGCCAGCGTCTGCCGGTTGATCTCGCCGGAGCTCATCGGCTTGGGCTGCCCGTCGTCGCCGGGGATGATCCAGTAAGCGGCGGCCAGGGTGTTCCGGTTCGTCACTGCGTACGGGTTGGTCGTGGTCATGGTCGATCTCCTGTCGTTTTGTCGAGTTACCCGAAGCCCTCTTTTCCATTCCGGTCTGCCGTCCGGAACGTGAGAGGCCGGCATCGTCGAGAGCCGGCGTCGCAACGCTTCTCTCTCGACCCCCGACAGGGAACGAGGGGGGAGACCAGTCAAGGGGGGCGAAGCCCTGGCCAGAGGCCACAAGCCGCGCGCAGGGTGACGGCGCTGCGGCAGACGCGGGGCTGAGGTTCCATCCCTGCCTGGATTGGCTTGACCATCAGCCCTGCGGCTGACGCGGTGTCGTTGCCCGAGCACGGCGCAGCCCTTGACGGGGCGGCGGGACCCCTCGGTTACGCTACAGGGATCGAGAGAAATAGAGTCAGTGGTCTCCGCCAAAGCCGATGGCATCGCCGAGGCGAAGTGCTGGAGCGGTAGCGAACAGCACACCTCAACCGATCCGGTCTCAGCCAGGCAGCAGCTGCGTGAGGGATTGAAGCCCGACAGGGTGGAGACCGCTTGCGGGCTCCATGCGCAGCACGAAAGCCCGGCCCGACCGAAGGGAGGGGCACGCCCCGCTTCCCCTCGCAAGCTTGGCCGCCGAGTCGCTTTTCTGCCTCCCGAACGTAGGAATGTCTTTCCAGCGAATGCTTCCGTGCTTTACTTGAAAGCCGCGCCAGTGGGTACAACGTTGACAGTTACGCAAGACTGTGCGTCGTATCCTCGCGCGCGACACTCAACCAAAGACAGTCGCGAGATGCCGATGACTTCCTTTCCAATCGTCGCCGAGACACCCGCCGACACCGCGGTCGAGGCGGTCGATGAGTTCGGCCTGACGCCCAAGCAGCGTGACTTCGCGGATCAGCTGTTAGCTGGCGCGCCGAGCCCTACGGAAGCAGCAAGGCGCACCGGATGCCAAGGCCAGTACGCAATGGTCTACGCCTCCAGAACGCTCAGGTCCCGCGCGGTACAGGAATACATCCGCCAAAGCGTGGGCCATACGCTGGCTGTAGGCAGCGTTCGAGCGATGAACACCATGCTCAACCTGCTCGACAACCGCAGCGGACAGGTCCAGTTCTGGGCGGCTCGAGACCTGCTGGACAGGGGCGGCCACATGGCGCAACCAGCGACACCACCCCAGCCAACGCTGGTCATCAACATCGATCTCAGCTAGCCCCCCGGGTGAGAGCAAGGGGAGGCGGGGGTCGAAAAACGCGAGGCTCGAGTCGCGGCGAGGTAGACCACGCACAGCAAAGCCGCTGAAAACCGCCACCCGCAGCAAGGGTGAAGACTCGGTGAACCAAACCCTGACGTTGCATCAATGAACAGCTATGCCTGGGGTGTGGGCTTGCGCCCGCCGGCCGTATGCGGGTGGGGCGGGATGTTCAGGTAGCGCAGGACCTTGCCGACCAGGGCGCACGAGACGCCGAAGGGATCGGCGATCTGCTTGATCGTCCAGCCGCTGGTGTAGAGCGCGGCGATTTCCTGGAGGTCGGCATCGGTCAGGGGCTCGGCCAGGCGTTGGCCCGGCCGGCGCCTTGGTCTCGGTTCGACCAGCGCATTGTGGATCGTCTGGATCGGGGCGTTGAACATGACGGCCAGCCGGGGCGCCGCGATGCCGTTCTTATGGAGCAGGCGAATGCGGGCCTTCTGGATCGAGGTCGGCCGTCTCCGCCGCTGTCGGGGGTATGGGGTTGCCTGGTCAAACATTGCTCTTCTCTTATTATAGGCGGTTGGCTCCGCCGCGCGCGCGGCGGGGAATGTCGCGGCGTTTCAGGATGGCGCGGATTGATGCGGCATGGACGCCGAACATCAGCCCGAGGGTGCGGGTGCTGAAGCGCTCATCGACGTAGAGGCGGACAATGTCGTCCTTCTCCTGCGGGCTCAGCTTCCACGCTCCCAGGCCCGGGCGCTCGGCCATCACAGTTTGATGCCGCGCCGGACCAGCAGGCCATGCACCGTGCATTGGTGGACGCCGAACAGGCGGGCGATCTGGGAAACCTTGAGGCCGCCCTGGTACATCTCGATGGCAATCTCTTTCTGGATCGGCGACAGCTTCCAGGTCGCCCGGCTTGCGATCGACCAATCCTTGTCGCCCGGTCCGTAGGTCTGGCGCTCGGGCATGCGGCTACTCGTTGACGGGCTCAAGCACGCGGGCGTGCTTGGTGCGGTTTTCCATCTTCGGCAGATACTGCAGGTTCCACGGCACATGCAACCCGGAGACCCGCCAGCCTTCCGGCGTCCGGCCGACGAGGGGGATGATGTGGTCAACCTCGCAGCCGGGCGGGCGGCCCAGATAAATCGCGATGATCTCTTCCCGGTCCACCCACGGCGGCATCGCCTGCCGCACCCGCTTCAGCCGTGTCTGATTGTCGGCCAGCTTTCGCGGCAAGTTCTCGGCGGTCCACTTGCGCACGCGCAGCCGTGCGGCATCCCGGACATGCGGCAGCTTGCCCCGCTGGCGCTGGTACTCGCGGTTGGCTTCCCTGTCCTTGTCGATCCGTTCCCGGCTCTGCCGCGCGACCACTGCCGGATCCCGCTTGGCGTGCGACCTGGCATCCCTGGCCTTGGCCTGCTCCGGGTAGAGCTTCCTGTTGCGGGCAGCGATGGCGCCACAACACTTGCGGCACTGGCCGTTGCGTCCGCCGCGACCCTTGGCGGATGGCGCAAAGGCTTCGAGCGGCAAAACAGTCAGGCAGGCAGTGCAGGCCTTCTCCGTAATGTCCATGGCTCAGTCCTCACAGAGGCTGAAAGGTGGTATATATGACTCTGGATACACCCATAAGTGGTACATATTTGCGTGATCAATGAGCTGGCTCTGCGCCGGGAAGACCTCGACGGCATGGCGTTCGAATCCGATCAGTTCGTTCTTGATCCGCTGCTTGGCTGACCACGGGATCTCGTCGCCCCAGTAGGAGCGGATCGCCAGATGGGTGATGCAGCCGCGCTTCGTCGTGATGGTTCGCATCAGGACGGCGTAGAGCTTGTTCTCGGCAATCGTCGTCATCTCGCTGGCCCAGCCGCTGCTGCGAATGGCATTGCGCGGGATCAGGCTGATTTCCCAGGGCGGCCAGTTGCCGGTCTTCGCCATGCGGGCGCGCATCCTGCCCTCGGCCTCGATCATCTGGCGGCTCATCACCTCGGCGGTCCGGCGCTCCGTCCGGTTCATGGGCTGATTCATTGGCGCGTCTCTTCGGCTGCGGCCTCGATCGTCGCGATGAAGAGCTCGGCATGCTCGGCGAACATCGGCCCAACGGCGCTCATGTAGAGCTCCAGCGTGTCGGCCGCCTTCATCGAGTCAAGCGCTTCTCTGGTCAGCAAGCAGGCTGCCCGAACCGCTGCTGCGCGAACGTCATGACCCTGGTCTACCTGCAAGCTGATCCATTCCATGATGGCAAGCCGGACGACCGTGCGCAGCTGGCCGGAGTCCTTGGACGTGAATGGCACGTTTCTGTCCCCCCTTTTTTCCGTTTCTACGTTGCGTTGTTCTGCATTTAAGCAGAAGTTTCGCACACGAGTATGGAGAGGGTAGCCGGATGTTGGAAGCGGGACAGATAGCGCAGAGGTTGAGTGGACTATCCAAACGACTGCATAGGCGGTTCAATGGAAGTGCGGAATTGCTGAGCATTGGTACAGCAACCGACGACATCGAGCGCTTGCTGAACAAGCTGCACCAGCCGTACACGCCGCACGCCAAGCCACCTCAGGGCAGCCGCCTCACCGCCAAAAAGCCCAGGACTGTCGCCCGCAGCGCAGAAAAGGAGCCGATTGATGTGCCTAATCAGGAGGAGCCTGACCGGGAAGAACAAGGTGAGGAACCGGAGGAAACCCCACCGATTGGTCTCGCGGCGCTCGATCGACAGCTTCAGGAAGACGGCGAAGATCCGCTAGGGCCACCCCCGGGCGAGCCCCAGCCCGACCATCGGCCGCCCGCCCGCATGGTCCCGCTTGCCGAGATGCCCTACGACCAGCTCAAGGCCTTCGCCAAGTCGGTCGGCGTCCAGACCTTCCGGGTCAAGCGCCAGAACATCCAGTCCCAGCTGATCAAGAAGGGCCACACCACCGGCCCGGTGACGTTGTGAGTTTCCTGACCGAGCTGCGCTTCGAGGACCTTCAGCGCCTGCGCGTCTCGGTCAAGCGGATCTACATGAGCCAGTTCCCGCAGGACAAGATCACCGACTATGAGGCTGACCGGATCATCGAGGCGCTGGGGCCGGAGGCGGCCGAGACCCTGACCCGCCGCGCCATGACCGCCGGGATCATCAAGGGCAGGCCCACCAGTCACCGGCGCGGCGTGGTCGAGAAATGGATCCACAGATGACTTCGGGCAATCTCGGCTCCGTCACCGTGATGGCGCAGGCCCGGTACTCGAAGCGCCGGGAGGGCCTGCCGCGCGCCTCCCTGATCCTGACCACCGACAAGGGCGAGCTGCACATGAACGGCATCAACCTGACCTATGTCGAGGCAATCGGCCTGCTGCGTGACGGCATCCGGCTGCTCGAGGCCAACAGCCAGGACCCCCATCTGGAGATTGATTGATGAGCGAGAGCCACCTGGAAATCACTGACAGCGAGCTCGAGGAGATGCTGGGCGAATTGCCGGGCGCTCGGATCACCCCCGACTTCCTGCGCTCGCAAATCCTCAAGACCGAATACATCCTGTGGCCGCCGGGGAGCACCAACACGATCTGCGCGCTGACGCTCAAGAACGGCTACATCCTGCACGGCACCGCCGCCTGCGTTGACCCCTCCAATTATAGGGAGGAGATCGGCCGCCAGATCTCCCATAACAATGCGTTCAACCAGCTGTGGCCGCTCTACGGCTTTGCCCTGAAGGAACTGCTGACCCGCCGCCAGATCGCCCAAGGGGCCGGCTGAGGCATGGCAGCCCTGGATTTCCGCCCGCCCGGCCCGACGCTGCGCGCCTTCATGCGGGACGACAGTTACTTCCGTGGGATCCAGGGGCCGGTTGGCAGCGCCAAAAGCACGACCTGCGCCATCGAGATTATGAGGAGAGCGGCGGCGCAGAAGCCGGGCAAGGACAAGCTGCGGCGAAGCCGATGGGTCGTCGTCCGTAATACATATGCCGAATTGCGGACAACGACGATCAAGACCTGGCTGATGTGGTTCCCCGAGAACGACTGGGGCCATTTCGCCTGGAGCGCCCCACCCACCCATCACATCCGGAAAGCCGAGATCGACCTCGAGGTGATCTTCCTGGCCTTGGACAAACCCGAGGACATCAAGAAGCTCCTGTCGCTCGAGGTGACCGGGGCCTGGCTCAACGAAGCGCGCGAGCTCGACAAGGCGATTGTCGATGGCGCCACCCAGCGCGTCGGCCGCTATCCCAGCAAATCCCAGGGCGGGCCGTCCTGGTACGGCGTCATCGCCGACACCAACGCACCGTCGGAAAACCATTGGTGGAGCTTCATGTCGGGGCAAGTCCCTCTCCCTGAGTGGATGCCGGAAGACGACAAGCTGACCATGCGCAAACCGGCCGGCTGGACCTTCTACCTGCAGCCCGGGGCCTATACCGAAGTGATGGATCCGGGCGGATCCCTGATCGGCTACGCGCCCAACCCGCTCGCCGAGAATGTCGAGAACCTGCCCGAGGGCTACTACACCCAGCAGATGCAGGGGAAGACGCGGGCCTACATCCGGGCCTATGTCTGCAACAAGCTGGCGACGCTCAACGCCGGCAAGATGGTCTACCCGAGTTTCCGCAGGGAGATCCATGTCGCCCGCGAGACCATCGTCCCCTATCCCGGGGTTGACCTGATCGTCGGCATCGACTTCGGCCGGACCCCGGCGGCGGTGGTCTGCCAGCACTACCGGGGCCGCTGGCTGGTGCTGGGCGAGCTGATCACCGAGAACTCCAACGCCCGCAAGTTCGCCGAGGAGCTGCGGGCCTACCTGCACCGGAAGTTCCCGAACAGCCAGGGCCGGTTCTACGGCGACCCTGCCGGCGACCACCGGCCGCAGACCGAGGACGAGACGCCATTCCGGATCCTGCGCGCCGCTGGCATCAACGCCTACCCAACCCATTCCAACGACCCGCTGCTCCGCATCGAGGCTGTCACGCTGCCGCTCGAGCGGCTGGCCGATGGGGTTCCGGCGTTCCTGGTCGATCCCAGCTGCACCACCCTGATTGCCGGCTTCGAGGGCGGCTACCATTTCCGCCGGCTTCAGGTCAGCGGCGAGCCGCGCTACGACGACAGCCCGCACAAGAACTCCTTCTCCCATGTCCATGACGCATTGCAATATGCATTTTTAGGTGGGGGTGAGGGCCGGCGGCTGGTCAGCGGACCCGCCCGCCCGGTGCCCGTCGTGGCACCCCGAACCTATAATGTACTGGCCCGGACCAACGAGATCCGGATGAGGCCCCGGCCATGAAAACACAGGACCTGGGCCGGCTCGGTCGCGGCACCGACAGCCTGGTGATTCACGCCAACCCGTGGGAAGCCCTGCTGCTGGCCGCCCATGGCGGATCGGGAACCATCAACCCAGCCACCGGCCTGCTCCAGTTCGAGGATGGCGACGGCACCGGCACCGCTGGCGGGGCGAGCGATGCCAGCGCCTCGGGCAGCAATGCCGGCGATAGCATGGGGGCTGGCTTCGGCGGCTCAACCGGCAACTTCTCCGAGGGCGGCTATGCGGCAGGGGCCGGCTTCGGCTTCGGCGGCACCGGCGTCTCGCCGGCAGGCCCGGACTCAATCGGCCAGGCGCAGGGCTTCGGCGGCCAGGACAGCAACAGCATCGGCGCTGGCGGCGACATGTCCACCTTCGCCGGGCACGTCGGCGGGCTGACCGAGGCGGCCGCCCTGAGCCAGGCGATGGACGCGATGGGTCCGGCCCAGCGCACCGCCTTCCAGAACAACCGCTTCGATCCCAACCACCCGGCGGTAGCGCGCGGCCGGGCGATCGACGAGGGTACCGTCAAGGCGCAGAGCCTGCTGGACCGGCTGGCCGAGGCCTTCAACCCGGTCAGGACGGATCCGGTCTCCGTTGTGAACACCGTGGTCAGTGCCGTAGCTGGCCCGGTCGGCGTGGCCATGACGGTCGGCCGCGCCCTGTCGGAGTACGCGCTCGATCAGGGCTGGTCGATTGACTACTCATATGAGTCCGTGATGGGCGGCGGCGACAACTCGGAGCGGGCGCAGGACCTGCGCCGGATGATCGCAGCCGAGACCGGCCAGCCGGCTCCGACCACAACCATGCCCGTCCCCGAGGCGGTGGTTACCGCCAGCGTCCCCGGCTACCGCTCGCTGCTCGGCGGCGGCTATGACGGGTTCAGGTTCCTTGACAGTTCAGCGGGCGTGAACCGCTCGACCCGGAGATTTGCATGACCGGCTACACCACCAGTGCGGCGGTGGCGATAGCCCCGCTGTCCAATGACGAGGCTGCCCAACTTTTCCAGGCCTACGACGCCGCGAAAAAGAAGCGCATGATCATGGAGAGCCTGTTCTCCGAATGCTACGACTGGACCCTGCCGGCAAGGTCCGCATGGTTCGGCGGCAGCCAGGGCCAGCCGCGCACCGACCATATCTTCGACGAGACCGCCTGCGTCAGCGTCCAGGAGTTCGCCTCCCGGCTGGCGACGGGGTTGTTCCCGGCGTTCCGTCGATGGGCGGATCTTCGCCCCGGCTCGGACGTCGTCGAGGGCGACAAGGTCGCGATCTCCCAAGAGCTCGAGGTCATCTCGAAAGTCCTGTTCGAGGCGATCGACGCCTCGAATTTCGCCCAGGAAATTCATGAAGCGCTGCTCGATCTCGCCGTCTCCACCGGCATCCTGCTGATCGAAGCCGGCGCCGATGGCGGGCTCCAGTTCACCGCCTTGCCGATGCCAGCCGTGGTGCTAGACGTCGGCCCCAACGACCAAGTCGATGCCCTGTTCCGGGAGCTAGAAAGAAAGATAGCCCACCTCGAAATCCTGTGGCCGGGCCGGGTCAAGCTGCCGAGAGAGCTTGAGACCCGGATGCGGCGCGATCCGGAAGCCACGGTCAAGCTGATCGAGATTTGCCGGCGCGACTGGATCGAGGGTGTCGAGACCTACGACTACCGGGTGCTGGAGTGGAGCACCCGCCAGATCCTGGTGAGCGGCACCTACAAGGGGGAGGGCTCCTGTCCCTTCGTGGCATTCAGATTTAGCAAGGCGGCGGGTGAGGTTTGGGGTCGCGGCCCGGTGATCAACGCCCTGCCCGCCATCCGGACCTGCAACTTCGTCCAGCGCCTGGTGCTCGAGAACGCCGACATGGCGATCGCCGGCATCTGGCAGGCCGAGGACGACGGCGTGCTGAACCCGGATACCGTCAGCCTGGTGCCCGGCACGGTCATTCCCAAGGGTGCGGGCTCCGGGCTTCAGCCCCTCAAGCCGGCCGGCCAGTTCGACGTCAGTACGTTCGTGCTCAAGGACCAGCGGGCCGCGATCAAGAAGGCGCTCTACAACGAGACGCTGGGGCCGCGCGAGGGTACGCCCATGTCGGCGACGGAGGTGAACGAGCGGATTGCGGATCTCGCGCGCCAGATGGGCTCGGCATTTGGCAGGCTTCAGTCGGAAGCGGTCCAGCCGATCCTGCGCCGCTGCCTGTACCTGCTGGCCGAGGCGGGCCGGATCATGCTCCCCCGGGTGGGCAGCAAGCTGGTTGAGATCCGATCCTCCTCCCCGCTGGCGCGCGACCAGGAGATGGCGGACGTGGTCGGGGTTGACCGCTGGCTCGAGATCCTGATGAACAGGTACGGCCCGCAGATGGTCAACCTGCTGTCGGACAGCCAGGCGATTGCCGAGTTCACCGCACAGAAACTGGGGGTACCGCCAAGCCTGGTGCGCTCCAAGCTGGCCCAACAGAAGCTCGCGGCGACGGTGCAGTCTCTCGCCGGGCAGGCAAATGCCGCTGCCCCGCCGCCGGAAGGAGGGTTACCGTGAACCCTCAGCCCAAACAGATACAGGGGATAGACGGACTGGTCTACACCCCCGAGGCGGAGGACGAGATCAACCATCTCGTCGCGGTTACATTCGGAACCGATGCCGGCCGGCGTGTCCTCGAATATCTCCGCAACATCACCTTCAACCGGATCCACGGTCCCGAGGTCGCCGACTCTACGTTGCGGCACGCCGAAGGATCGCGTTTTATCGTTGCAATCTTGGAAAGCCGCATCGCCGCAGCCCGGAAAAACCGCTCATGAAGCACGCCCATGTCCTCCTACGCAGCCCTGCCGACGCCCCAGCCGGTTCCCCACCAGCCCCGTCGCCTGCACCCGCACCGCAGCCTGCACCTCAGTCTCCAGGCGGTGTTCCTGATCCTGCTCGTGCCCCCGGCCCTGTTCGTCCTGACGATCCTCCTGCTATGCCTGCTGTGCCGGTGGGCATGGTCCCTGCCGGACAGGCTGCTGCACCGCTGGTTGCCCCCGGAACTCAGCCCCCATCGGGACTGACGGTCGCTCCGCCCAATGCCTTCGATGCGGCTGCGGCGGTTCCTCCTCCTGTGCCACAGGTGCCGGCGAACACATCGGCTCCGGACACCTACACCGTGGCGCTGCCCGATGGCTTCTTGCCCGCCTATGTCGGGACGGTGGACCTGAAGGAGAGCAACCCGGTCGTCCAGAAGTGGGTCAGCCTCGCCAAGGGTTCCGGCATGAGCCAGGAACAGTTCGACCAAGGGCTCCAGCTGCTGGTTCAGGCCAACACAGCGCACATCCCCGACCCCGCTGCCGAGATCACCAAGCTGGGCGAGCACGGTCAGCAGCGGGCCGCCCGCATGATCAACTGGGTTAAGTCCAAGCTCAGCCCGGCCGGCTACCAGGCGCTGGCGAGCAAGGGCATCTCGGCCGATTACGTCACCGCGCTCGAGGAGCTGATGAGCCTCGCCGGTGAGCCGAAGTTCGCTGCGGCCGGCGCTGTCCCGCCCACCCAGCTCACCCGTACCGACGTCCAGAAGATGATGGAGGACGAGCGTTACTGGCGGGCAAAGGACCCGAAGTACATCGCTGACGTCGAGGCCGCCTGGAAACAGGTTGTCGGCCCCGGCGTCCTCTCAACAACCAAGACCCGGTCACCCGGCCGGGATGGTCGCGCCGCTTAAAGACGGCACATTAGGAAAGGACCCCACCATGCCCGTCGATATCGACACGGCCTTCGTACAGCAATTCGAAACCGAGGTGCACCAGGCCTTCCAGCGGAAGGGCTCGATGCTCCGGAACATGTGCCGGCGCAAGACCGGCGTGAAGAACAAGACCTGGTTCCAGAAGATCGGGCAGGGCCGGGCGAGCGGCAAGTCCCGCCATGGCGTCGTGCCGACGATGGGCCTGGATCACGACCAGGTCAGCTGCACGGTGACTGACAAGTTCGCGGCTGATTACTCGGATCACTTCGACGAGCTCCGCATCCAGCACGACGAGCGCGGCGCGCTGAGCGATGCTGCGGTCTTTGCTCTCGGGCGTGAAGCCGACGATCAGGTTTTGGATGCGATGGATGCGAGCTCGACCTCGTACCTGTCGGCCGCCGCCCAGACCTTCACCAGTGCGGCCGGTCCCACCACGCTGATGGAGACCATCGGCGAGGCCAACATCCCGTTCGACGGCCAGCTCTATTCGATCGTGCCGTGGCGGGTGTGGGGCGACCTCATGAACATCGATGAGTTTGCCAACAGCCAGTACATCGGACAAAGCGGCCTGCCGTTCGACGGCATGGCGCCCACCGCGAAAAACTGGTTGGGCATCTTCTGGTTCCCGTACAACGGCCTGCCTCTGACCGGGACCGACACCAAGGGTTTCATCTGGCACAAGAGCGCCGTTGGTCATGCGACCGGCGAAGAAATCAGCACGACCGTCGATTGGATCACGGAAAAGGATGCGTGGTTCGTCAAGTCGAAGATGCAGATGGGTGCCTGCGTTATCGATAGCACGGCCGTCATCGAGATCGTCTACGAGACCACGTAACCGGCTGCCTTTTCTTCCTCCCTGGGCATCCCGGAACCTTCCCATCCCCAACACGTGGGGGTGGGATTTTTCCCCTTCTTCCGCAGGAAAAATCGACATGGCCTATGACGGCACGTACCTCTATCGCCAAACAACCGGCATTGTCGGGGTTTTGATCTATCACACCGGCGACAGCCGGGCGACCATGCTCACCACCAACTACTTCAACAACGGCGTCGATGACCTCAATCTCTACGACGTGATCCACTGCGTCCTGGTGACCGGCGGCACCATCGTCTTCACCACCGTCTGCGTGACCGCGATCAACCGGACGACCGGCGTTGTCACCGTCCTTGAGACGGCGCTTTCCTGATGGTCTCCTCCGCCCTTTCCGTCACCCTGTGCTCCCAGGCCCTGGTCATGGTCGGGGCGGACCCCATCACCAGCATCGAGGACAGCACCCGCGAGGCTGTCATCTGCTCGGCACTCTACGAGCCGATGGCTACGGCTGCCCTGTGTACCTACCCGTGGCGCTTCGCCATGATCCAGCGCCAGCTGGCGCTGGTGACGGCCGAGCCGCTGGCCCGCTACGACAACGCCTACCAGATCCCGGCCGACTGCCTGATGGTGCGCGCGGTGACCTGTCTGGACCAGCCCCTGGTCTACGAGATTTACAACGACCTGATCTATCTCGACAGCGGCGATGAGGACGAGATCATTCTCGACTATCTCTACCGCGCCGACGAGGCCAACTGGTCCCCGCTGTTCCGGCTCGCTTTCTCGCAGGATCTGGCCGCGGCTTTCTCGGTCAGCCTTGCCGAGGACGAGAAGAAGCAGGCCGCGTTCGCCACGCTGGCGATGACGACCTGGAAGCGGGCGCGGCAAGCCGATGGTCAGAGCCGCACGGCCCGGAGCGGCCTGCGCTCCCGCCTGCTCAACGCCCGCCGGAGCTAGGCCGCATGTCCACCCGCTTCGACACGATCCAGTCCAGCTTCGCCGGCGGCGAAGTCGATCCCCTGGTATGGGCGAGATCCGATACCAGAACCTATCTCGGGGCCTGTGCCAGCGCCTTGAATGTGCTTCCCGTCAATCAGGGCGGCCTGGTGCGGCGGCCCGGCACCTACTTCGTCGGCACCCTCAACGCCAACAGCCGGATCTTCGGCTTCAACTTCGCCGACGACCAGCGCTTCATCTTCGCGATCTACGCTGCCGGCATCCAGGTCTACACCTCAGCCGGGGTGCTGGTCACCACGCTCACCTCGATCGTCTACTCCGGCGGCCCGGCGGCCTTCGTCGCCTCCCCCACCCAGCTGCGCGAACTTCAGGTCACGGCGGCCGGCGACAGTATCTTCCTGACCCACCACACCTGGCGGCCGATGCTGGTCCGGCGCAACTTCGCCGGGACGTGGGAGCTGATCTTGCCGGTCCTGATGACCGACACCGACGCCGCCTTCCTGATCCGGCCGTGGCACAAGTTCGCCGACGCCGAGGTGACCCTGGTTCCCGACAAGCTGGTCACCGGGGCGACCCTGACCAGCAGCGCCGACCACTTCGTCACCGGCCATCTCAACACCCGCCTGCAGTATCGCGGCGTCACCCTGACCATCACGACGGTTACGGATGCGAAGCACGTAGTGGTATCATCCACCGTTCCGCTGCCGCACGACGAAACCGGCGTGCTGGACTGGGCCGCGACCACCGCCTACGTGGTCAACAACATCGTCCGCACCGCTGCGGGACTCCTATATATATGCACCGTCGCCGGCACCAGCGGTGCCACCCACCCGACCGGCACCGGCACCGGCATCGTCGATGGCACGGTGACCTGGAATTACCGGGCGCTCAATCCGACGACATCCTGGGCCGAGCCCGCCTGGTCCGACCTCCGGGGCTATCCGCGGACCGCCGTCTACCACGAGCAGCGGCTGTGGTTCGCGGGCACCACCGAGCTACCCAATGGCCTGTGGGCCTCAAGGGTGGGCGACTACTTCAACTTCAACGTTGGCACCGGGCTGGATGACGAGGCGATCGGCGTGGTCCTGGTGACCGACCGCATCCCCCACATCCGGCACCTCCACTCCGCCCGCTTCCTCGAGGTCTTCACCTCGATCGGCGAATGGTTCGTCCCATCGTCGGAGGCCGTTCCGATCACCCCTGGAAACGTCGCCGTGAAGCGCCAGACGCCCTACGGCTGTTCGGTCTACGCCCCACCCTGCCACCTGGACGGAGCCAGCCTGTTCACCGACAGGACGGGGAGAGCGGTGCGCGAATACAAACTGGACGGCACCAGCACGGCCGCCGTTGCCTACAGCGCCGAAAGTGTCAGCCTGCTGGCGCCCCACCTGATCCGCGAGCCAGTCGCGATGGACGTGCAGTACGGCACGCCTGATCGCCCGGAGCAGCTGGCCTTCGTCGTAAATTCCAACGGCAGCATGGCGGTCTTCCATTCGATCCGGTCGGAGAAGGTCGCGGCCTGGTACTGCTGGACGACGCCCAACGGCCTGTGGAAGGACGTGGCATGCGCCGGGGATGATACCTTCTTCGTCGTCGAACGTGATGGCGTCTGGTATCTCGAACTTCTGGCCGCCTCCCAGGACGAGCTGTGCCTCGACTGCGCCGAGACGGTCTCCCTCTCAGGCTCCAGCTATCCAGGTCTTGCCCACCTGGCCGGGGAGGTTGTGTCTGTCACCTCACCGGGCTGGAGTCTGGGGCTGTACACCGTATCGGCGGGCGGCGTGGTGACCCTGGACGATGGCCTGGAGTTCGACGCGATCACCGCCGGTTACGACTACGGCACCCAGGTGAAGACGCTGCCGGCGATCTTCGAGCAGCGCGCGGGACCGATTGGATCGAGGGTCAAGCGGATCGTCCACGCGATGCTGCGGATCGAGGACACGGCATCCATCTCGGTCGGTCCCTACCCCCTGATCCCGCGTACCACGACCGATGATTTCAGCATCGCCCCCGAACCTGTAAGCGGGGCTTACAGGATCTACCAGGGCGGCTACGACCGGCTGGGTCAGGTCACCATCACGCAGGAATCACCGCTTCCCATGAGCCTGCTCGCCCTTGAACTGAAGGTGGCCTTCTGATGGCGTTTGGAATTGGCGAGTTCATTGGATTGGCGAGCGTGGCGGTCGGGGCCTACTCGGCGATCAACGCCGGCAGCGCCAACAGCGCGGCACAGGAAGCGAGCTCCGAAGCCTACGCGCTCGAGGCGCAGGCCCGCGAAGAGAACGCCAAGCTAATCCAGGAGCAGACGTTGCAGAGCCAGCAGCAGCGCCGCCGCACCCTGGCGCAGACGCTGGCCTCGAACCGGGCGACCGCCGCCACCCTTGGCTACGACGTCGGCGGGGGTGGCTCGTTCGAAGCGGTCCAGTTGGACACCTTGCAGCAAGGGATGCTCGACATCTCGAACATTGGCTTGACCGGCGAGCTGACCAGGAAGCGTGAGCTGATCGGCATCAGCCAAGCGCAAGCCGCCAGCAGTGCGGCGAGTTCCGCGGCATCGTCGGCGAGCCGCGCCGGCTTCCTGTCGGCAGGCGGCACCGCCACCACTGGGATCTGGGACATGTATAGGGCAGGAGCATTCTCATAATGGCATCCCGTCTCGAGCGCTACGACAGCAAGACCACGGTCGGCCCGGTAGCCCTGCCCGAGACCAAGGAGCGCGCGATCGGCGCCTCGTTGCGTTCCGAGGCTGCCGACTGGGACCAGATCGGGCGGGTTTCGTCAGCGGTGGGCGCGCGGGCAGCCGAGGTGGTGACCGAGCAATCCACCCTGCGCGGCGCTTCCGACCAGGCGCTCCGGGTCTTCACGCGGGACGAGGCGGGCCGGTTGCAGATGCCGGACGTCGGCGAACGAGTTACCACCTACGGCAAGAGCTACGCCAAATCGCTCGAGAGCCGCTACGTCACCGAGACCGGGATCGATATCGCCGAACAGGCGGGCAAGCTGCGGCTCGCCAACCGCTTCGACCCCGATGGTTTCAAGCGCGACTGGGAGAGCTACAGCGGCGGACTGACCGCCGGGATCGATCCGATGGTGCGGCCCCAAATCCAGGCCCGGGCCGGCGAGGTCGGGCTCCAGCACTACCAGCATTTGGCCGACGAAAAGTTTACGCGGGACTGGAACGACGCCAAGGCGCTGCACGAGACGGAGGCCGTCAGCCTTGGCGACGATCTCTACCGGGCAGCGGTGCTGGGCGGTGACACCACGGTTCCCCGGGAGCGGGTAGCTGAGAGCATCGCCCGCGCCAGAAGCACCGGCTACTACAGCCAGGCCGAAGCTGAAGCCGCCTACCAGAAGATGGATGGTCAGGAAGCGATCGGCGGCCTGATGCGGCAAGCCCAGGGCCTCGACTGGCAAGGCAACCCGGAGCAGTCCTTAGCCACGGGTTTACGGATCTCCCAGGATTTCGCCAACAACCCGCCGGAACGCTACCGCTCGATGGGCGTGGAGCAGCGGATCAAGCTGGCGAACCTGTACGAGGCGGTGGTCCGGCAGTCCTACCAGATGGCGATCACGGGCCGGGAGGCGAACGACCGGATTGCCCGCTTCGCCCAGGACCGGGTGCTGTCCGGCCTGATGCTCGGCGATACCAAGGTGGCTCCCGAATGGCAGGCCGTGATCGATGCCTCGCCGCCGGGCGGCCGGGTCGAAGCGACGCGGGCTTATCTGGGAGCGGTCAGCCGGGACCGCGAGGACGAGAGCCGCAAGAGCGGCGACATGGTCTCGCGCCTGATCGGCTGGATGGAGGACACCGGCAAGCTGACCGACGCCAGCACTGACGAGATCGTGCGCCGGCTGGCCGACCCGCAGCACGCCTACACCTACTTCAACTATAAGAACACCGAGATGCAGCGGCGGCTGGCCGAGGCCGGCAAGAGCATGACCGCGATGCAGGTGGCCGTCACCCATGCGCTCCAGGGCAGCCCGGCGCCGGACACCAGAGAGACCCGCGACGCGCTCAACACGCACTACACCGATGAGGCCGGGGTCACACTCGACACCGGACTGCCGGCCGGTCAGGACAAGCTGAGGCAAATCCTGCACACCTTCCAGGTGGCGCCGCAGTTCGCGGTCGGCTACCTCGAGGGCGCGCTCGCCAACGCCTCCCCCGACGCGCCGGAGATGGTCGGCCGCGCCGTCGAGGCGTACAAGATCCTGCGCCAGTTCCCCAACGCGGTCGGGGCGCTGAAGCCCGACACCATCCAGAAATACGAGAACCTGATTCACGCCACCGAGAACGGCATGCCGTCCCGGCAGGCGGTCACCACGATCCTCAACGACAGCCAGCGGAGCAAGGCCGGCACCACCGAATGGTGGGGCAAGCTGGGCACCGAGACGGAGCAGGCGGCGTGGCTCGACGGCAAGCTGGGCACCGCGACATCCGAACTGGCAACCAGCATCGGCATCACCCAGACCGGCCAGCCCCAGTTCTGGGTCGGCTTCACGAGCCGCGATATTCCCGCCGAGATGAAGACGCAGATCAAGGCCGCCATGACCGACCTGGCGCGGCAGGGCATGACCGACCCCGACCTTGCCTTCCGCCATGCCTGGCAGAACGTCACCCGGATCCACTGGGGAACCAGCAGCATCGGCTTCCAGTCCGATCCGAGCGCCAGCTACGGGCCGGACGGCAAGACCGTGGTCCGGCTGCCGCCCGAGAAGTACGCGGTCGGCGGCTCGACCCGGTACATGGAGACCGGGGTGCGGGCCATGCTCGAGACTGTCCACCCCGGCATGACCACGGCGCACCAGCTGACATGGGGCACCGACATCAAGCTCGCCACGACGCGGGACGCTACCGCCGCCGACCCCCGCTACCATGTCGTGGTCCGTCAGCCGGACGGCACCTATGACGTGGCGGTGGACGCCAACAACCGGGTCATGGTCTACCGCCCGCTGGCCGACTCCGCGACTAACCCCGGAGGGGTTAGCGCGATGAAGACGGCCAATGACAAGCTGATCGACCAGCGCTTCACGGACGCCAGCGAGAACCGGGCGCTTGGCAATGCCTGGTACAAGCCGCTGATCCCGACCCCCCGGATCGAGAGCAACGGCCCGATCCCGTCGCTGCTAAACAAGGACGTCCAGGCCTTCGCAGCCACCCAGGCAACCCGCGCCGGCCTCGACCAGGCCCTGTTCCGCCGCTTGATCCTGGCCGAGAGCGGCGGCCGGAAGTTCGTGGTGTCGGGCAAGGGAGCGGAAGGCCCAACCCAAGTCATGCCGGACACCGGCGCGCAGCCTGGCTTCGGGGTCAAGCCGCTGGCCGATGACACCTGGCAGGAGAAGGTACGGCTTGGGGCCGACTACCTGGCCGCCATGATCAAGGAGTTCAACGGCGACATCCGGCTCGGCCTGGCCGCCTATAACGCCGGACCGCAGGCCGTCAAGAATGCCGGCGGCGACATCTCCAAGCTACCGCGCGAGACCCAGGACTACGTGAGGAAGGTGGCTGGGTCCCTACCTGCCACCGCAGGGCCGATCGAAGCTGGCAACATCGACCTGACCAAGCGGCCGGTCGTCCATAACGCGGACGGCACCATCAGCACGGTACGAACCATCTCGGTCGGCATCGGCGGGGCCGAGGTCCTGATCCCGACCGTCAGCGACGATGGCCGGATCATGAGCAACAAGGAGGCGATTGAGACCTACCGGAAGACCGGCAAGCACTTCGGCAAGTTCAAGACCCCGGAGGAAGCGACGGCCTACGCCCAGCGGCTGCATGAGGATCAGGCCCAGATGTACGGGGACCGCAAATGATCACCCTGACCTTCTGGCTCAGCTTCTGGGCGGGATTGCTCGGGTCTCCCCCGCTGCTGTTCATGCCGCCACCGCATCCCCGGCCTTCGGCTGACATCGTCAACCTGGCGGACTGGAAGCGTGACCATCCCGGTCCCGGCAACGCCGGTGGCCCGACTGATCGGCATGCCGCGTGACCGGCTTCAACCCCATCGCCCCACGCGAGACGTCGGCGCTCGACGCGCTGACCGTGGCGCCCGATCCGCACGCCAAGCCGAACGACTACCTCGACAACGTGCGCGACGAGCTGCTGCTCAACGCGCCGTTCGGGATCGGGCAGGGGGTGGCTCGCTGGTGGCAGACCATGCGGCTGCCGGAAACCCCGGTCGCCGGCTTCGATCCCTTCGCCGACCGCAAAGCCCTGGCCGGCTACGAGGACGAGCTCGACTTCTTTTCCGACGCCCAAAGCCCGGAAGGTATCCAGCAGCGGAAGAACCTGATCGACGGCAACCGGGATGCGCGCCAGCGATTGGCTGCTGACGGCGGCATGATGGCAGCCCTGACGGTCGGCGCGCTCGATCCGCTCAACTACATCCCCCTTCCCGGCATGGCAGGGCGCGGCATCCTCAAGGGTGCGGTGCGTGGGGCGGTCGGCTTCGGCCTCTCGGCACAGCCAACCATCCTCGCCAATGCGGCCCTTGATCCCACCGCCGGCTTCGGCGAATACGCCAGCCGCACGGCCGGCACGATCGCCTTGGGCGCTGCGATCGGCTCTGCTGCCGGAGCCCTGTCCAAGCCGCTCACCTCCTATGCCTCAGCCCTTCAACCGGCCAAGGGCCTTGGTCCGGGGTTTGGTCCCAGAGGTGCCCCGGCAGGATCGCCCGACGCCCTGGCGCCAACCGGCATCGGCCTCGAGCGGTTCGATTACTTCGGGCAGGACGCCTACACCGGCCTGAAGAACTCCCCCGTTCCCGAAGTGCAGCGGATCGCCGACGAGGTTGCTGGTATCCCCGGCGTGCAGACTATCGGGGCGCGCGGTCCGGACGAGACCTATGCCGCCGGGGTGGGGGCAGAGACCCGCGCCCACTGGTGGCAGGGACCGAGGATCGCCGCTCTCCGCGAGCTCGGCGACATCTGGCTGGAATACCGTGGCGTCCAGGGCGAGGGCTGGCGGGCTGTCCAGGCGCAGCGGGCCAAGGACTGGATGGGCAATGTGAAGGGCGTGCTGTCCCATGCCGAGTTCGACGAGCGGGTCGGCCGCGCCATGCACAACGACTACAAGGACACCATCACCGACGCGGCGACTCCCTTCGTCGAGAAGGCGGCGAACCGGCTGGACCAGATCGTCTTGTCACCGATGGGGCGGGAACTCAGCGCGGAGGGCCTGATCGGCGGTGCGGCGGCGATGTGGCAGAAGGCTGTCACGCTCGATGCCAAGGCGGCGAAGGTCGAGGCGCGGCTCGCCACCTGGCAGGCCAAGTTGGCGCAGTACCCGAGATCGACCCGGCTCCAGACGCTGGTCAACGACATAGCCACCCGGGCGACCCAGTTGCGGGGTGATGCCAATGCCATGCTGGCGCAGGCTGGCCGGGTCATGGGAAGCCAAGGTGGCGCTCCGATCGGGCCAACCCGGGGAGCCGCGCGCTACGCCCCGCGCATGTGGCTGTGGGACAAGGCGCGCGATCTGCCGGACCAGCTGCATGCGGCGATCACCGCCCATCTGCTGAAGTCCCCCGGCGTCGCATCGCTTGGCATGGATGCGGTCAAGGAACGGGCGTCCCTGATCCTGGCACGGATCCAGAAGGACCAGGACGCCATCGATGCCCTGACCCCGGGCGGGAGGCCACCACCGCCGGCACCATCGGGACAGGTCGGGCCATCAACCGCCCTGGTCTCCAACAAGTTCGACATCCCGAGCCGCGAGGTCCTGGACTACATCGAGACATCAGCAACATCCATGGTCGGGCGCTACATCCGGCAGACCGCACCTCGCTTGGAATTGGCGAAGAAGTTCGGCGGCCAGTTCGACATGAAGGACGCGATCGACGACCTGATGGAGAAGATCGACGATCATTTCCTCGGGGGTCCATCGGCCAACGCCTCCGGCGTTGGTCCGAGTGGCGTCCCGTCACACCAGGCGCTGAAGGATGCGGCGGCCGAGAAGGTCCGGGTCCGGAAACAGATCGAGCAGCTGCGGGATATAACACTCGGGGTCTATCCGAGAGGGCGCGATCCCCTGGCGTGGGATGTGCGCACCGTCCAGACGCTCAAGAATTATCAAATCCTGACGCTGATGGGGAAGGTGGTCTCAAGTGCGTTGGGCGACGTGGCCGGCGTGGTGTTACGTGAAAGATGGGGTCCGTTGTTCCGTGGAACCATGGATCTGATCCAGAACCGGCAGATGTTCAGGCTGTCCAGGGCCGAGATCGAGGACTTCGGGGAGGCTGCCGAGACGGTCCTCGGGGAGCGCAACGCGGCCATCGCGGACTATGACGTTGAGCAGATGGGCCGGACCTGGATCGAGCGTAAAAGCCAAAACTTGACCGGCTTGATGTTTCAGTTGAACGGGCTGAACGCCTGGACCAGCCTGATCAAGACGTGGCATTCGGCCGTCGCCATGTCACGCATTGCCAAGGACGCGCGAGCCTGGGTGGATGGGTCGATCGGGCCGGGCGATGCCGGGGTCAATGACCTGCGGGCCTTGGGCATCAACAAGGATACCGCAGCATCGATCGTCGCCCAGCTGGATGTGCATGGACAGAAGGCCAACAGCCTGGTCCTGCCCCGGCTGGCCCAATGGACGGATAACACGGCGGCGGACCACTTCAGGGCGGCGATGAGCGTGACGCTACGGAGCGGCACGGTGACTCCAGGCGCGGCCGAGAGGCTGTCGGTGCAATATACCAACATCGGCGGGCTCGCCATGCAGTTCATGAGTTTTCCGATTTCCGCCCAGAAGCGGATCATGATGGCCGGCCTCCAGCGCAAGGATGCCTCGACGGCGCAGGCGATCGTCAGCGGCATCGCGCTCGGCTTTTTCATCGATTTCATCCGATCCCCGCACAACGACACCCGATCCTGGGATGAGCGGCTGCTCGCCGCGGTCGATCGCAGCGGCCTGACCGGCGTGCTGTTCTCGGCCAACAACCTGATCGAAACGGCGAGCAGAGACACAGTCGGCATCCGGCCGCTGCTCGGGCAGGACCCGATGGTTGGTGAAACCTCACGCGCCCGCCAGATCCTCAGCCCCTCGCTTGGCCCGACCGGCGCTCACATGGCGCAGATCATCGATGCACTCGGCCCGCAGGGTGACGCCAACGCCCAGCTCGGGGCGCTCCGCCGCTCGATGATCTTTCAGAACCTGTGGATGCTGAGCGACATCCCCACCCGCATCCAGAAGTCCATCGGCGAGGCGATCGAATGACCCATATTACCTTCCCCGACACCGCTCCCGATGCCGACTATGTCGCGGTAGCCGCCCAGACCATCTTCGATATCGACTTCCCGTTCTTCTCGGGATCGACCGACATCGATGTCTACCGGCTGCCCGCTGGCGGCACGACCTGGAGCCTGCTGACCTATAACGCGCAGTACTCGGTGACCGGCACGGTGGGCTATGAGTCGGGTTACCCCGGCGGCTACATCACGCTGGTCACCCCGGCCACCGCTAACGACCGGATCGCGATCCGGCGCTCGGTCGGGATCCAGCGGCTGACCGACTTCCCGGCCAGCGGCCCGTTCCAGGTGCGCACCCTGAATACCGAACTGGACCGGCTGACGGCGGCCGACCAGGATCTCTCGGCCCTGCTCGGGCGCACGGTGCATGGCCCGATCTTCGATAGTGCCCCGCTCGGCGACCTGCCAGACGCCACGGCCCGCGCCGGCCGCACGCTGGTCTTCGATGGCAATGGGGCTGTCAGTGTCGGCACGATTGCCGAGGTGTCCGGCACGCTGATGGCGATGGAGCAGGTTGGCACCGGCAGCCAAACGGTCTGGACCCTGCCGGCCAGCGTGGTTGGCGGCTCGCGCTCGCTGATCGTGGCGGTCGATGGCGTCGTGCAGCCGGTCACCAGCTACACGGTGTCAGGGTTCACCCTGACGTTCGGCGAAGCGCCGCCGCTCAACAGCAAAATCGACGTGCGGATCATCGGAGCGCCGGTTGTCGTCAGTCTGGCCGACAGCACCGAGGTCACCGCGACCGGCGCCATCACGCCCAGGACCTTGGCGGATCGCTTCGCGGTTGAGTATATGCCCGAAGATTTCGGAGCCTTGGGCGACGGGACGACCGACGACAGCGGGGCTTTTGCGTTGGCCTTTGCCGCACTCGGCAGCCGGGGCGGGGTCATTAAGCTGGGGCGCAAGAGCTACTATCTCGCCAGCACCGTGACCATGAGCAACAACAGCTCGATGATCGGACAGTCGAGGGCGCCGGGCGAGGACCGGATTGCCCATGATTTCCGCTCTGACGGTAGCGTGATCCTGCTCAACAGTGCCGCGACGATCATCCCGCGCCAGAATTGCAGCATCATCAACCTGTCAATCATCCGGTCGGACATCGGTCCTCCGGCGACTACTGCCGGCGAGGCGACCGCAGACATCGCGGCGTTCGCGGGGACGGCGATCACCGCCACCACCCCGTCCGCCCCGACGTGGCACAACGACCTGCTGCTCGACAACCTGATGATCATCGGCTTTACCCAAGCCATCCTGTCCACGGGCAACGAGCGGGTGAGGTGTCGCCGGGTGTTCGGCGACTGCACCAACGGCATTTCGCTGTCCGCCGTCACCGACATCGCCATCATCGAGGATTGCCACTTCTGGCCTTTTTACACGACGCACAGGACCTTCACGACCAACGCCAATCTGGTCCGCACAGGGACGGCGTATAAGTTCGCAGCCGTTGGCGACTGGTCGATCATGACCAACTGCTTCGCGTACGGTTACGCCATTGGTTTCGACATCGACACCGCATACCACGTGAGATTGACGAATTGCGGCGCGGATTATGTCGGTGCGCTTGTCTCGACTTCAATTGGATTTCGTCTCAAAACGTGCGGTGACGTTATGCTCCAGGGCTGCGATACGGCAGCGCAGGGCACCGGCATCCAGGTCGATGTTGGCAGTGCGACCCGGCCTGAAGCCAGCATCGTCGGCTGCAACATTTGGGATTGCGACGTTGCCTACGTCTCGGTCGTCACCGGCAATGCATCCATCGTCAGCACCCATTTCTCGGCCGGAGCAGCATCGGCGGTGCCGGCTCTAACCATCGGGTCCGGGGCCGGGTACGTCACCGCGACCAGCAACACCTTCAGCAACACGACCGTTCCGATCACCGTCAACGCCGCTGTTGCGCACCAGTACCAGGGCTGGGGCAATCAGTTCGACGGGGCCACCAGTGCGGTCCCCCATCGGGCGGTCGGCAGCGTCGAGTTCGTGTCGGGCGCGGCGGACCCGAACTTCAACCTGACCTCGGCCAGCAGTGGCGAGGGCTACAACATTGCCGGGCGGGCGAGCACCGGCACCATCGGAACTCCAGCGCTGCTGGGCGTCACCGGCACCATGCTTGACCTCTGGGGGCGCGGCCATGATGACACGGCGTACCGTGACTCGTGCCTGATCCGCTTTCAGGCGGACGGCACGCCGGCCGCCGGTTCGATGCCGGGGCGGATGCGGTTTTACACCACACCGTCAGGATCGACCACGATCACCGAGCGCCTGCGCATCGACGCGACCGGCACAACTCACCCCGGAGCGGACAACACCTATACGCTGGGGTCGGCCTCGTTCCGCTGGTCCAATTTCTACTCGGTCCTGGCGACGTTTTCGGGCAACGTCGGCGTTGGCACCGGGTCATCCACCCCGGTTCAGCTCGACGGGACGCGCGGCTATGTCTCCGTGCGCGGGTCAAGCGGCTGCGGCGTCGTCGAGGTGTCAACGGCGCAGGCGGACGCCGATGCCGTTGTGGTCGGGCAAGTGGCTGCGTCGGACGTCAACAGCGTGGCGGCAGACAAGCGCACCGGCCTCGCGTTCTTCTCCCTCGAAGGGGCGACCGCCACCAACCGGGGCGGGCGGTTTTCCGTGTCAACCAAGACCGATGCCGCGAGCGGCCTGACCGAGCGGTTTCGGGTGGACGCCAAGGGTAACGCGATTGCGCCCTACAGCAGCGGCGCCATCGCGACCAACGCGACCAACGGTTTTTTGTACATCCCGTCATGCGCCGGAACACCGACAGGCGTCCCGACCAGCTACACGGGGCGCGCGCCACTCGTCATGGATACAACCAACTCAAAGTTGTATTCCTATATCGGCGGTGCCTGGGTATCGACCACGCTGGCGTAAGGAGCCACAACAATGACGCTCACGAAAAGCCGGCACCGGATGACGGCCAATGTGCCCATCAACATCGCCGATTATGGCGCGGCGCTCGACGGCACGACCGACGACACCAGCGCCTGGAACACGGCGCTGGCGACGGGCAGAGACATCTACTTTCCCGCCGGCACGTCGAAAATCACCGGCAAGCTCTCGTACTCGTCGACCTGGGGCCAGCGGATCCTTGGCGATGGCAACTATACCAGCATCTTCGTGATCGATAGCGGCTTCAATCTGGCGGCGACGGCGGTCATTCAGTTCGGCGGCACCGGCCAGCAACTGGTGGGTGTCGGCGTCAGTTGCGCCCAGACGTCAACCGCGGTGCGCGCCAACATCCGGCAATATCCGTGGATCGTCCGCTCGACTGCCCACCCCTCGACCACGATCCGGGACGTTTGGATCAACGGCTCCTGGAACGGCATCCTGCTGGAAGGCAACTGCGGCCAGTCGATGCTCGACCATTTGCGGATCGGCGGGTTCAATGTCGATTTGAAGATCGACGGCTCGCTCGATACCGTGCGGCTCGACCACTACCACAGTTGGCCGTTCGATTTCCCCGGCGACGCCAACCTGATGAGCGTCTATGAGGACGGCACGCGGGTCGCGCTGAGCGTGGGTCGCTGCGACGACCTGTGCGCCGGCTCGATCCTGAGTTACCACGGCAAGGTGCAATTCGGCGACCTCGGCTCCGGCGTGCCGTTCGGCACCATCGCGCGGCTGGGCCTGGACGGCAAGACGGCGCGGATCGAGATGAGTGGCGGCCGGGTCACCCTCGCCAGCGCCTATGGGAGTGGCGGCGATCTGGTTGATTATAAGATCCAGGTGTCCGGCAATTCGGCGCTGACCATCGCGGCCCTGTGGACGCTGGTGATCGGCCCGACGACCCCGAACTCGTGGGTTTCCGTGATCGGAGCGCAGGCGCACCTGACGATTGGCGAGTGGTGGTGCGAGTTCATCGGCGATGCCCGGCTCGCCACAGTGGACACCAGCGGCTACTTGACGATTTTGGGCGGGACCTTCGTGCAGCTCGACGCCACGGCCAGGACCCAGCCGGTCGTCCACCAGATCAGCGGCCGGCTGGCGATGACCGGCTGCCGGCTGGTGGCGCTGGGCGGCGGGTCGGGAAACTTCGTGTTCATCACGGTCGATGACAAACATGTCGTGAGCGGCAACGATTTCGGCGGCTTCGGCCTGTCAGCCTTGGCCGACAATACGCTCGGCTGCTACGGCCCGAACACCGGACTGCCGGCGGCGTCGGTCGGTGGCATCGACTACAGTTACATCAAACGGCGGCACTTCACCGGCTCGCTGTCGGGCGGCGGGGCCGCGACCGTGGCGCACAGTGTCACCAATCTCCATACCCGCATGGTCGATATCATCGCGGTCTATATCGGAGCCTCGAGCGAGCGCATCCCGATGACGGTCGCCTCGGTCGACGGCACCAACATCGTCCTGTCGGGCGGTGGCGCCGCGGCGGTCTACCATATCTGGGTCAGCCACGGTTAGGGCGCGAGGCCGCGATCCGCTATCTCAAGGAGCATGCACGTGAGCCTAACAAAGAGCCGGTACCGGATGACGGCCAATGTGCCCATCAACATCGCCGACACGGCGGCGCTCGACGGCGTGACCGACGACACCAGCGCCTGGAACGTGGCGCTGGCGACCGGCAGGGACATCTATTTTCCCGAGGGCCGGTCGAAGATCACCGGCAAGCTGTCGGGCGGCGGCGCTGCGGCGGCGTATATCTGCCTGCTCTGCGTGCGGTAATTCTGCGGGAGAGCAGACTGGTAACTATCCTTTAGGGGTAGACTGCTACGGTTCTGGCAGCCGCCGGAGCCGACTCTATGCGAGCCCGCAGAACAACCAATGCGCCAAGGCCTCCGGCCTTGGTCGCAGGGGTGAGCAGACGCAGTTTTGCGCAAGCTGTTGCCGTTTTTTCGACGAGCATGTTTGTCTGCCCCGGACTCATGTGGGTGCCAGGGTCGGCTTCCGGCGGTACAAGGCGGAACAGGGTGAGTGTCGTGGACGCCGAAGACCTGGATATCATGTGCCGGACGATCTGGGCCGAAAGCAGGGGCGAGATCGAGGCCGGGAAAATCGCCGTCGGGTTCGTGATTAAGGAGCGGGCGCGGCTTGCCCGGGCCTACATGGACAAGACCAACTCGAAGCGGCACGCGCTGTATGGGGATGGCTCGGTCGCCAGCGCCTGCCTGACGCCGTGGCAGTTCAGCTGCTGGAACGAGCGCGACCCGAACTTGCCCAAGCTGCTCAAGGCCCACAAGGACCCGGCGTGGCCCGACTGCATGAAGGCCGCCGAGATCGTGCTGCTTGGCAGCAGACCCAGCAATGTTCATGGTGCCACCCACTACTGCCGGACGGAACTGCACCCGACCTGGGCGCGCGGCCAGAAGATCGTCGTCACGATCGGCCACCACAAATTCTACAAACTGACGGATTGAAGTAACTATGAAGTATATGATCGCCCGCTTGCGCGAGGCATCGACCTGGCGTGCTGTGATTGACGCCCTTTGCGCCGTAGGATTGTTGGTTGATCCATCTGCGGGAGCGCTGATTTTGCCGACCGCGATGGGAGTCCGCGCCGCAATCGGTGGGTTGCTCGGCGACAGGATCAGGGAGGTGCCTCCGGCATCATGAAACTCGAACATCTGCGGGACGCCATGATCGTCAGCGTTTCAAGCTGGGCGCGTCAGTGTGACCTGATCGCCACGAGCCGCGACCCGCACGCGGAGGCCCGCCACCTGGCGGCCACCATGCGCCAGAGCGCGCTCAGCTTGTACGACCTGTTCGACGATGTGGATGGGCTCTAGCGCCATTTTCCATAAATCACATTATGGCGCTATCTCTCGTTCGAGGGATGGGGCCGCGAATTTACCAATCGAGCCCGCATCACCAATCGACGTTTGGTAAAATGTCAGGGCGGGTTGCCGTCGTTTCCGGTCCGGAAATAGCTGTCCAGCGCCTCGCGCAGGCCGCGCGCCATGGCGAGCACGGGCGGGTCGGTCACCTCGCCGGCCGCGATCCGCGACTCCACCTCCCGCAGGTGGCCGTCGAGGTCGCGCATGAGGCGGTCGAAGTCTTCGGGTGTGTCGGTCATCAGGTCGTTCATGAGGTCCTCGTCACCGAAAAGCCTTCCCGCCGCAATATCGGCCAGGCCGGCGTCAATGTCCCGCAAAAGATCCGCCCGTTTCTGCTGATACGTTTGGCCGCTCATGGCGCCCGTCACCGGCTGCGGTTGACCAGGCTGGCCGCCGCCAGGCTGGCGAAATCGACGGCGTCAGTCCGGCGCAGGTCGGGGTGGGTGCGGGTCAGCGTCGTGATCGCCGCCATCGCCGGCTTGGAGGCCTCGATCATCGGGCCGTAGCCGCGCATCCGGGCCAGCGTTTGCAGGTTCTCGGGGCCGTACTGCTTGAGCTTGTCGATCGCCCAGCATTCGCCGATCTGTCTCAGGGTATCCTCGAGCCGGCAGGCGGTGGCGTTCATGACTGCTCCTTGGTAGCGGAATGTTAAGTGTTGGCTGGCAGGATGGGGGTGCTGTTCTCGAAGGCCACTGCACCTGACCTCGGACCCCCGGACCCCGCCGCGCCAGCCGCTCGGCGGGGTCTTTGGTTTCAGGGGATATCGTCGTCAACCTGCCGGTCGGGCTTCTCCCCCTTTACGATGCCGCCACCCAGAACCTGGAGTTTTGAGGCGAATTTATCGAGGATCACCTCGGTCACAAACTTCTGGTTGCCGGCCTTGTCCTCGTAGGGGCGGGTCCGGGTGGTGCCGACCAGGGCGATCAGGGTGCCGGCCTTACAGCGGTTTGCCAGAACGTCGATCAAGACCTCGTCCCACACCACGACGTTGTGCCATTCGGTCCTCTCCTCGCCCTTGTAGAACTCGGAGGTGGCGAGCCGGAAGGTGGCGACCTTCTTGCCTTCCTGGGTGTGGCGGATCTCGGGGTGCCGACCCAGCCGGCCGATCAGCACCGTGACATTAAGCATCGCCGGCCCCGTTGCGCCTGTTGTGCATCTTCGCGGTCAGGACCACCGGGTACTTGTTGCCGAGTTTGGCGTTGCCCTCGATCCGATCGAGGATGTTCTCCAGTTCGGTCTGGATGGTGATGACTTCGCCGAGGTTGGAGGGATCGAAGGAGACTTCCCCTTCGATGCGATATTTTATGACTGCTGGCATGTCGGTCCTCTGGGAAAGGAGGGGGTGAGCGCACCCCCTCTCATTGGTCATGGTCACGCCGCGTTGGCGGCCCTCTCGAGCGCTGCCTTCTTCTGCGAGAAGAGGCTGATCATGCGTTGCGACGCCACCTTATCGACGGTGCCGATCTCCCGGATCCGGGCATTGACCCCGTCCCGCCACAGGGTATCGAGGGCGTCCAGGTCCTCGACCGCCATCAGCTTTTCCTTCACCTCGGCCTCGAACTTCTGGACGCTGAGAGGGGCCAGGTTCGGGTTGGCCTTGGCGCTATAGATCGCCTCTGATTCATCCCGATACTTGCTGTCATCGAACTGGCCCATGTAGATGTCTGCGGCCAGGCCGATCTGGACCATGCACTTGCCGACGGCATCGGTGATCGACATCTTGAAGGCTTCGTCGTCGGGCCGCTCGGTGCCGTCCTTGTTGTTCTTGCGGATCAACTCGGTGCCGCCCCACTGCGGGCCGGTATAGCACTTGGTCTGGGTGTCGGGGTCGATGTACCAGACCCGGCAGCAGATGAAGACCATGCGCTCGGCGATGGTCCACTCCAGCTGCTCGTGTCCCCAGCCGAGACCGACCGGGCCGAACGTCTCGGTCATCATCTGAATGCGCCAGACCGGGTCGATCTGGGTGCCGCGAAAGCCGCCGGCTCGCTGGAACGGCTTGGTTGCGCGGGGATCCGTGCGCTTCAGCCTGTCCCAGAGGTAGAGGTTCCCGATCCCGGCATCGGGCGCAGGCTCGGGGGTGGGGGTGGGGGTGGGGGCGTCTGCCGTCGCCTCGTCCGAAGGTGATAGAGTTTTGCGGGGTGCCATGGTCGTGTGCTCCTACTCTCCAGCCTGGTCATATGACGTGCTGTCCGGTAGCCAGAGCGTTGACCGGGCAGCG